CGCATCCTTCGTATTGAGAGCACTGAAATAGTGAACAGGACAGGATTGCCCGTGGCCGAGAACCACTTTCCGGCGGGGCGAGTAAAATCGCAGCACCGACTTGCCCTGCCGTGTTTTATGCACATACGTGGGACGACGGTCACCGAGAAGTGCCACCCATCTGTGTCTCGCGCACCGGCGGTAAACGTCATAGGTCGAATAGCCCGCGTCGATAAAGACCAGGTTGGGATGAATGCCAAACCGCTCCTGCAAAGCCACTAACTCGTCCCATGAAGGCACTTTTTCGTTCCAGACCAGGCGGGATGAACCGTTTGCGCTCCACGCCCGCACCACGGCAAAGAAGTGATCCATCTGCACGTCCACGGTCAGAATAATGAGTTTCACAGAAATCTCGGACGGATCGTAGGGCGCGGCGATGATTTGTCCCTTGGGGGTCACGCCTGCTGTTTCCTCCCAGCTTTCCCCCTTCCGATAACCGGAGCGGACGATTTCCAGTTTGTAGTCCTCCTCGTATTCCCGCCACGGCTGCGCAAGCCGCTTCTGGAAAAACTGCTGGATGAGCGTGATGTCGCCGCGCCGGGCCGCGGCTTTTGCCCGCAGGTAAAGCTCGGCGAGCTTGCCCCAGCTCATCGTGGCGAGGGCGTTCCAGTGAAATCCGACGTTCTCTCTGGATGCCTGCGTGTTTTGCGGGATGAACTGCCCGGTCGCATTCAGTTCGCGGCGCGTCTTGTCCGAGTCATCGAAGTAATGGTTGCAGGATGCGCAACGCATGGAGGCCGTGGCACGGACCTGCTCATAGTCCCACTCGCCTTCATCGTTGCGCGCCGATTTGGACCACTCGACATTCTCCCATTTCCACGGCTGCCGCGTCTGACAGTGCGGGCACTGGAACGTCCACTCCCGCATGTCGGTGGTTTCAAACTTGCGGTCGATGTCGTCGCCCTCCTCCCCGCCCTGGCTCATCCAGACGCATTTGCCCAGCCAGCCGAATGCCGTGACGCGGGCCTCGGCCTCGGCCATGTGGCCGGGGGGATACGCCCAGCATTCATCTGCGAAAATCCATCGGATCGACCGGCGCTGAAGATTGGTCCTGTTGTGCGCCCCGAGCACCCAGAGCGTCATCCCGTTGGCGAAATGGATCGTCGTGTTGCGCCGCTTGTGCCGGTCACGGGGAAAGAGCGCCTTTACCGGCTCGCATTCCTCGAAAAGTTTTTGGAGCCGCGACTCGCTCTGGTCCTTGGCGTCGTCGTCGGTTTCGTTCAGCCAGAGGGTCGGACCGGGCAGGTTGGCGATCACGTAACAGAGGGAAAGTTCGCTCGCCGTGGTTTTTGCCGATTGCACTGAGGCAATAATGCAGACCTGGCGCACGGCTTGATCGGTGATGGTTTCGAGCGGTTCGCGAATAAATGGCGAGTTCTCGATCCGGAATCGGCCCGGCACCGGCGAATAGGGAATCGACTGGATATGATTCTGCGCCCAGACCCAGGGCGGCGACCGGTCGGGTGGCCGCCACGCTTCCGACCAGATAACCGCCTCTCGTTGCGCAACGAGAGGATGACTCACGGCGTACACTGCCCCCCGGCGTGCAGCGTCTCATAAAACTCGATCACCAGCTTTTCGAGTTCCTCACGGATGCCGTGTGCGTCCTTGCCGGAGAGAACGGGCGGAAGCTCGTTCAATAGCCTTGCTTCCAGCAGCGCCCGGGCACGGCCCACCAAGGTCGTCCACTCGCGTCTCACCTGCTCGACGGCCACAAATTCACCCCGCCGCACGGACAGCCGGAACTCGCGGTCCTCGACCTCGGCCAGCAGCTTGCGGGCTTTCAGCCGTGATTGTTCGTCGGTCGGGCCGATGTCACCGCCCTTGAGTCCGCGCCGTCCCATGAACTCCCGCCACGCCTGCACATCGTGGAGGCCGTTGGCATGGGGCTGCGGCGCGTCCTCGAATTTCTTCCAGGAGTTGACGGCCTGCCGGCTGACACCGAGCACGATGGCCATTTCGGCGTAATCCTTCGCGAACGGCGGCGCCTCGGCTGACGAACCGGACGCCAAAGTTTGCAACATGACCCGTTCGGCGCGGCTGATCTTGCCGCCCGATTGCACCCGTTTGATGAGATTGGCGAAATCCCGGTTGAGAAGACGTTTGGCTACGTCTGCTGGAATGGAGTCCATTCCCCGAAGCGCACGTCAACCCTCTCGTTGCGCAACGATGGACTACTTTTTGCCGGGCGCTCTTTGGAAACCGGCCATCAACCGCCAGATTTCGTGATAGGCCGTGAGTTTCTCACGTTGATCTTCCGCCTTTCCGATCTCGGCCTTGAAATTCGGGTAATTGAGCGTTTGGGCCAGAACTGCCATTGCCACCATCACCTCGACCTCATTGACGACCATCCGGTAGCGGTAGTCGGCATCCTCGGTCACAAGAATGCGGCGCTTGATTTCGGTGACGGTCTTGAGGTTTTCAAGGTCACGCTTGATTCGCGCCCGAATATGAAACTCGCCGGGCTGCTTTTGAACAATGCTGTAAAATCCGTATTTGGTGCAGAGCCACATAATGTCAGGGTTTCTTTCGGCGCGTGGCGCGAACGCGCTTGGGTTTCTTGGGTTGCGCGGCCCGTGCCTGGCCATCCTGAATGATCTTCAAAATCGCATTCAATCCGAACCCCTGCGGCATCGCACGCTCCTGCTCCCAGTTCTGCAAGGTCCGCTTCGAGCACCCAAGCGCCAATCCCGCGTCCCGCTGGCTGAAGTTGTTGCGTGTCCGGTATTCGACCAGCGTGGCCGCAAACTTCTTGTGCGTCATTGCCATATACGCAATCGACGCATATCGCCCCGCCGCCTGTCAAGATTGACACGAGGCGAGCTGGCGTGAGCCTCAAAGTCCACTGCGCCCATGATGCCCTGGTTGATCCGGCCAAGCTACTGCCCAACCCGGTCAACCCGAACCAGCACAGCGCCCATCAGATCCAGCTCCTCGCCGCCATTATCCAGGAACAAGGCTGGCGCGCTCCCATCACCGTCAGCAACCGCAGCGGTCTGATCGTGCGCGGTCATGGCCGGCTCGAGGCCGCGCTGCTCATGAGCGCCGATGTGGTCCCGGTCGATTACCAGGATTACGAAAGCGAGGCGGAGGAACTCGCCGACCTGCTGGCCGACAACCGCCTCTCGGAACTCGCCGAACTGGACGAAGACGATTTGAAGCGGGTCATCGAGTCCATCCGAGAAAGCGACCCGGCCTTCGACGTGGAACTCACCGGCTTCATGGAGGATGAGATAGCCCGGCTCTACGAGGAGAAACCCGAGGACGACGTGGAAACGATTCCCCGCATGGAATGCCAGGCATTCGAGCATCACGATTATCTCGTGTTCATGTTCCACGATCTCCGGGACTGGATGCTCGTCCTGCAACTCCTGGGCGTCCGGGAAGTCGATTACTCGATCACGCGCAAAACCAAGAAGATCGGCATTGGCCGTGTGCTCAAGGGCGAGCGCCTGATCCAGCTCGCCAAACGCGCTTATGAAAAAACCGCTCAACCAACCGCTAATGGACTTGGGGGGCTGGCCCGAATTGAATCCCCTGAGCCTCCGCCTGGTCATCATGAGCCGGAGCCGGCCTCGGGCGATCACGAGCCACCGCCTGTTCCCGACGGCAACGCTGGTCCTTCCTGAAAGCGAGATTGAGGCTTACGCCCACATCCCGCTGACGGAAAAGGTCACGATCCCGGATTCCGTGTCCGGCGTAAGTGCCGTGCGCAACTGGATCGTCCAGCGATTCCCGGAGGAAGCCATCGTCATGCTCGATGACGACATCACGGCCTGTGTCTGCATGGTATCGCTCCGGTGCCGAAAGCTGTCCCCGGACGAAACGCTCGCCATGCTTGAGAACAGCGCCTACTGCGCGCGCGGCGCCGGGGCGCGATTGTTCGGCTGGCACCAGCGAAGCGATCCGCGGCTCTTGCAGCGCAATGATCCGTTCGGGATCAACCACTGGGTCGGCGGCGCGGTCGGTGTGATCGGCAAGGAACCGAAGTGGGACGAGCTGCTCAAGTGCAAGTGCGACATCGACGCCTCGCTGACGGAGTTGATGCTGAACCGGCTTGTGTGGAACGAGGCCAGATTTTGTTTCGTCCAGGAGCGCG